ATGGCGCAAGTCTTTTTGGATTGCACCATCGACGTTCCAGCATAAGACAGTTACATCAACTCTTTTCAAAGGAAATCAAAATGGCTCTCATCAATAAAGTCTTACCCGGCTACGTTGCAACCCTCTGGTGTCAAGATGACGCAACTCCAACTCCTCTGACTGATACTCAGTTGAACACTTGGACTGCTCAAGTCGCTACTATCGTTGGTACTACCGCTGGCGGTACTGGCACTGCTGGCATCCAAATTCCAGTGGAAGCTGTGCCTGCATTCGGTGCTGACGATGCTGTTGCCGCTTACTCTGTGGCTGGCGCTCGCACTGGTGCAAAAATCACCACTCAAAACCAAGTGACATCTTTGGCTGTTACCGCTGCATGGAACCCTGCTGACACTGCTCAGTTGTTGATTCGTGATGACGGCTACAACGGCACAATCGTTCGCACTTACGTTGTTGCTGTGTATGACGGCACTGACACTGTTGCTTACGCTTTCAACGGCATGATTGGCGGTATGTCTTGGGATATGTCTCCATCTGCCGAAGGCAAGTTCAACTTCACTATCCACCCCGTTGGTGGCAACAGCTACGGTTGGTCTAACAACACTTAATACGACACCACATGACAGTTACAGTAAAAGACAATAGCGACCTTCTGAACTTCCTCGTAACCCAAGCCGAGTCTCGCAAGGACTGGTTTGGGTTCGTTCAGCAACGCATCACTGCGGTCGCTTTGGCGCATGACATTGCTCGTCATCACGCCGATAAAATGACACCAGAACAAGTGGCCTCATACGCCCTTGAACTGAACGAAGTCATTTACCACAAGATTATCAAAACCACACGATAGGACTCGAAATGAGCAAACTCGCATCTGCCTTTGGCAAGAAGTATGAGAGCGCGGTCGCGCAAATCCGAACAAAGACTTTCAGCATTGGCGGTCACGAATTTAAGGTTCGTGTGCCATTGACGGCTGAAATGAGCGCCCTCCAAGAGCGCATTGCAAAGGTCGATGAAGACAAGTTGCAAGCCAAGTTTGATGAGATGACAAAGGAACTTCGTAATGCGCCCCCTGCTGGCGTTGAAGTGACTGAAACTGATGTCATCATCGAAGGAAAATCCACCCGCGAATTAGCGAATGCTGTTCTAATGATGGAAAACCGAGTGGTTGAGTACATCCGATTGCTGATTCCTGTGAACGGAACCTTGGACGACATCACCTACGCTGAGATTGAGGAAGAATGGCCTCTGTCGGTGCAAATGGAGATTGTTGAGAAGGTGAGCGAGGCGATTCAGCCGGGCTACAAGGACACTCGAAAAAACTCCTAAGGGATAACCGTCAGCAAGCCCGAGCGTATGTTTGGGCGCATGGTGGTTGTCCCGACAACATACCATCGAATGAGATGCAGAACATTGAGATTATGTTCAGTGACGGAATCATAGGAAATAAGGCCATTTTGTTGGCCTTGAGTACCTTGACCACTGGCAACCTCAATGCGAAGCTAAAACAGGGTGTTCCGCCTTTCACGATGAATCATGTGCTGCCATCGGCGCATGAGTACATCATTCCTCCATTGAGTGAGGAGGAGCAGCAAGAACAAGCCAACAATGCTCTCAAGGCATTCATGGCTTCTGCTCCGAAAGCTCCACCTAAAGTTACAGGGGCAGCGCAATGACACAAATCTTCAAGGCAGAGGGATTCGAGGAGCTTGAACAGCAACTCCTAGAACTTGCAGAGGGGTTCCGCGGCGACTTGGTGATGCGAAATACCGTCACCAAGGCCATAAATGCCGCTTTGCAGCCTGTCTTGGCTGATGTCATTTCCAGAGCGCCATACGATGAAAGCAACGCTGGCCCAATCCATTTGAGAGATACAGCCAGACTTCACGCCAGAATCCCTACGGCTGGCGATAGGAAGTCTGAGTATGTGTCTGAAACCGATGCCGTGATTGGCGTTGTTTCGGTCAAAAAGAGCGCCGTTTCCCTCTCTCAAGAGTTTGGCAACGCCAGAACCGCAGCTCAACCTTTCTTGCGTATTTCGTTAGAAAGTAACCGCGACAATATCATCAACACATTAAAATCGGAGCTGGCTGTGAGCATCCCTGCTTACGCGAAAAAGTTAGCCAAACGGAAGATTTGATATGGCATCACAAAACATTGCTCGACTTGGTATTGTCCTTGGCTTGGACTCTGGTGAACTCGTCACTAAGATTTCGGAAGCTCAACAGAAATTTAGCAAGTTCAAAGCTCAAATCAAGCGTGACAGTGAAGATGCCGCCAAAGAGATTTTGCGTCTTGAATATGCAACAAAGACTTATGGGAAAACTCTCACAGAAGTCGATAAAGTAAACCGTCAAATTGAGCTTGGCAAATATAAGCATCAACCAGAAACACTTGTTCAGAACTTACTAAAACAAGCCGCAGCCTACGATAAGATTGCCGCATCTGCCAAAGCCGCAGAGCAAGCAAAGCTAGGCAAAGGCGGCATGACGGCTCAACAACAGGCCGCGCTTGGCTACCAAACCACTGACATTATTACCAGCTTGGCTGGTGGTCAAAACCCATTGATGGTCATGCTGCAACAGGGTGGTCAATTGCGCGACCAATTTGGCGGCTTCAAGCCATTGTTTGCAGGCATCGCCGCAGCAATCAGCCCAATGACTCTTGCCATGACAAGCGCCGCTGCTGCTGTTGGCCTTTTCGCTGTGGCAATGTATAAAGGCTCTCAAGAGAGCGACAAGTTCCAAAACACCATGATTTTGACTGGTCGTTTTGCTGGCATCACGGAAGGTCAATTCAACAACCTTTCAATGGCTATCAAGCGCGACTTTGGCGGAAGCATTGGCTCTGCCCGTGAAGTCATGGACGCTTTGGTGTCTTCGGGTCAATTCACTGGTCAAGCTCTTTACTCAGTTGGCGCAGCCATCACAAAGATTGCAAGCCTTTCTGGTGAGGCCGCATCTGACGTAGCTAAGAATCTGATTCCAGCATTGGATGGTTCCGCATCGTCTGCTGCAAACCTGAACAAGCAATATCACTTCTTGACATTCGCTCAATACAAACAGATTGAGACATTGAATGAGCAAGGCAAAATCCAAGAGGCAATTCGCTTTACTGCTGACGCATTAACAGAAAGCCTAACTAAGCAAGAACAGCGTGTTGGCTATTTAGAGAAGGCTTGGAAGTTCCTGAAAAATGGAATGAGCGATACTGTTGACTGGATGAAAAGCCTTGGCCGTGATGAAACGCCAATGGAAAAGATGCTCAAGTCTGCCGAGAAATACGCGCAGTACGCAAAGGACAAGCGTGGAGGCGGCGCTAATTCCAAGGTGGCGCGTGATGCCTTGGCTGATTACGAGAAGTATGCCGCACAGGTTGGTGAGGCTGCTAAAAAGGCAGAAGACGAGTCTGTGGCAAAAGCCAAAGAAGCTGAACGAATCAAACTTGAGGAGCGTATCGGTGGCAATCGTAAATACCGTGACATCCAGAAACAAATTGATGACGCTGCCGCAGAAGCCAGCTACCAACGCGAGGCTTATGGTCTTCAAAAGTTCGCGCAACTTGAAAAACAAGCCGCCTTTGATGTCGCAAAAGCCAAGAACGAGCAAGAGCGCCTGATTGCTGACGAAGGTGGAGCTACTCGCGTACAGCGAATGAAGTTGTTTGCTGAACAGGAAACAGCAATCAATGAAAAGCTGGCGCGTGACAAAGAAGACCTATACAAAGAATCTCGCAAGAAGTTTGATGACTTAGCTAAGACTGAGGAAGACTCAATCAACAAAGAGCGCGAGCGCCTGCAAGTCTACAAAGAGAACATTCTTGCAAGTCAGCAAGACTTGGACATTGCTTTGTCGCGCTTGAAGACCCAACAGGATTTGGTGAATTTGAGCAAGCAAGAGAACATGAAGGATGCAGACCGAGAGGCTGCTGCATCTCGCATTCAGTATCTTGATAAGCAGCGCGAATCGGTAATCATGCAACGCGAGGAATTAAAGCGCCTCCAAGACATGAACCAATCCGTGTTTAACAACATGGGAAGCGCGATTGACAACTTCGTTCGCACTGGTAAGCTGTCGTTCAAAGACTTGACTCGCAGCATCATTCAAGACCTCATCTCGATTGCAATGAGAGCGCAGATGATGGCGATGTTTAAGGGCTTCACGTTCTTTGGCGCTCCAACTGGCGGCAATGTTACAACGGGCGCTCCTTTGAATCCGTCTTTTTCTGCCGCTCCAACATTCGCCGCAAATGGTTCTGACGCTCAAGCTGGACAACCTTTCTATGTTGGCGAGCAAGGGCCAGAACTGTTTGTGCCACAAGGCGCAGGCACAATCATGCCAAACAAGATGCTTGGCGCTATGTCAAACAATCAACCTCAAGTTGTTTACAACGGCCCATATATTGCCAACATGAGCGCAATTGATACGCAGTCTGCCACTCAATTCTTGGCAAAGAACAAACAGACAATTTGGGCTGTCAATCAGTCTGCCCAACGGTCTTTACCAGTGAGCAAGTAACATGAGTTTGCAAACCATCCTTTCAATCAGCGAGTCTGTCGGCATCAATGACCAACGCTTTATTGGTCAAACAATAAGCCGCAACCAAAAGATTACAACGTCAGAGATTCTGACTGTGGTTCCTTTTGCGTTTGAACTCAAGCCAATGAACTACCTTCTGTACTCTCAGAATCGTGGTGTTTTGAATAGCTTGCGTATTCCTGACAAAGCCTTGACGCAGTATTTGAACTTTGGCTCAACTGGTTGGTTGAACTACATCCAGTATCAAGGCGACATGACTGAGATTCAAATTGGTAATTGTCAATGGCAGACATCAAGTGCAAACAAAAACTTGGTACTTGGCTCGTTGCCATCAATTTCAAGCTCTAAATACTTGTTTAGGGCTGGTGATTTTGTGCAAGTTGGACTGTATTCATACATCGTCACTGCTGACGTTGTAAGAGGCCCAAACCCAACGGCAAACGTACCTGTTCACCGCAGTCTGATTGACGCAGTGACATCCCCTGTGGATTGTGTTGCTGGAGAATTTGGCACGACAGTATCAATGGGAGGCGACACATACACTGGTGTTACATTCCCTGTTGTGCTTCGTGACTACCCAACGTACACTCTAATGCCAATCACCAACGACTCGTTCATCAATTGGAGCGGTTCGTTTAAAGCATTTGAAAGCGTCCTATGAACGTAATTGCACCAGTTGACGGAACAAGCAGCATTCGACTTGCTGACTTTCTCCGTGTAAACACTGGAGGCGACATCTATCGCTTCACCACAGCCCCGTCAGACACATTGGTTCCTGCTGTTGATTCTTTGCCTTTTAGCGCTGTTGGTACATTGATGAAGGTTGGTGATGTTCAGCGCGACATCAAGAGTACAGCCAATGAAACAACCGTTACTTTGGTGGGTATTGACACAGCCATGTTGGGTTGGGTGCTTGGTCAGACCGTTAAAGGCTCTCAGATTGAAATGTGGCATGGCTTCTACAACGAAGACAATGAACTGATTACAAGCGGCGGAACTGGTGGCTTGTATCAGTTTTTTAGTGGTGTCATCACATCATTCACTATCTCTGAGACATGGATGGAGGAAGCCCGTGGCTACGTTGGGACAATCACAATTGCCGCATCCGCCATTCAATTGATTCTGCAAAACAGGATTGCTGGTCGATACACCAACAACAACTCATGGCAGTTTTTCAATTCTGGTGACACATCCATGAATCGTGTGAACTTCATCGAAACAATCAACTACCAATTCGGCAAGAACGCATGATTGTTCGTAGAGCGACTCCATTTGATGTTCCTGTCCTATTGGATATGCTTCGTCGATATAGGAAGTTGACTCCTTTGGCATTTCTTGCGGAAGCTGACGATGCTGAATATGTGACCAGACTATTGACTGAAATGATGGCTGGAAAAGGTGTAGTCCTTGTTGTTGACAATGATGGCATTGTTGGTATGTTGCTTGCTTCAATATCGCCAAGCATTTGGTCGCCAAAGCATCTTTTGATGACAGAGTTGGCCTATTGGGTTGAGCCTGAGTCCCGTGGCGGTACGGCTGGATATAGGCTTCTTGCTGAGTACAAGAAAATAGGTGAGCAAATGAAGCAAGAAAAGCGCATCTGTAATTTCTTAATCAGTAAAATGAGCAATAGCCCGAACCTTCAATATCAGAAGTTCGGATTCGACAAACTAGAAGAATTTTGGGTGGCCTAATATGCCGGGTTCAATCATCGTAGCGGAGCTTGTAGCAGGCGGTTTGGTTTCGGCTGGATTTTGGGCTACTGCTACCGCATTTGCAATCAACATGGTTGCTGCGTCCATCATTTCTAAAGCGTTTGGGTCAGATGCTCCAAACACAAACGATGCCACATCAAACCCCGGAAGTCGCCCACAGCTTGCCCCTGCTGGCGATAATAAAGTCCCTGTTGTGTATGGTTCAGCCTATCTTGGCGGCATCATCACTGACCTAAGTATCACATCCGACAATCAAAAGTTGTTCTATGTTTTGACGCTTGCGGAAGTGACAAATACAGAAACAGGCGGAACTCCTGACACATACACATTTGGAAATGTGTATTGGGGTGGAAAGAAATGTATTTTTGGCACAGGCTCCAATGCTCACAAAGTTGTTGGTTTGCTGGATGAGTCAACTGGCGTTACAGATGAAACAGTGAGTGGAAAGATGAACATTTACTTGTTCAACAATGGCTCATCGTCTGGTGTGAATACTTCATTGTCTGCAATTGAGGTTATGAATGCGTCTGGCCTTGTCTACACATGGGACTCAACGAAATTGATGAGCAATGCTGCGTTTGCAATCATTGAGTTGACATACAACGCGCAAGCAAACATTACTGGCATCCAGCAGACAAAATTTCAGCTCACAAACAGTCGATACAAGCCCGGCGATTGCTTTAGCGACTATTGGCAGTCACAGCGTTATGGCGCTGGACTTTCGTTGTCTCAAATCAACACAGACTCACTTGATGAGCTAAACGCTTACTGTGATGCGCTGTTCCCATACACGCTATCTGGCGGAGGAACTGCTACCCAAGCGAGATTTAGATTTGATGGCGTATTGGAAACTCAGAATACGATTATGACCAATATGCAATCAATGGCTTCGTGCTGCGACTGCTTGATTAAGTACAACCAAATCTCTGGTCAATGGGGTGTGATTGTTCAGAAGCCGACTTATACAGTCGCAATGGACATCAATGACTCAAACATGGTGTCGGCAATTCAAGTGTCTCCGATTGACCTTGCATCAAGCTACAACATTGCGGAAGTCAAGTTCCCCGATGGCACAGCCAAGGATAGCTTTAACACATCCACGTTTGACTTGGCGGAGATTAACCCGTCTTTGCTTTACCCAAACGAGCCAATCAACAAACAGACAATCAGTTTGCCTTTGGTGAACGATAGTGTTCGCGCTCAATATCTTGCAAACAGATTCTTAGAGTCTGCCCGTGAGGATTTGCAAATCAAGGTAGACATTAACTTTTCTGGCATTCAATTGGATGCTGGTGATGTTGTTACATTGACAAACACCAACTACGGTTGGGATGCAAAACTGTTCAGAGTTTCTCAAATCATTGAAAAGTTTAGCGATGACGGCCAAGTGACTGCCTCTTTGTCTTTGATGGAGTTCAACCCTCAAGTTTATGACGATAGAGACATTACTCAGTTTGTTCCATCGCCCAATACTGGCATTGGCTCTCCTTTGGGTTTTGGTTTGTTGTATGCGCCAACAGTAACAAACATTCAGTCTTCATCTCCAGTTCCATCGTTTGATGTGTCTGTAAGAGCGGCAAGCAACGGCATTGTTCAGTACGCAGAGGTGTACTATTCTGCTTACGCATCGCCAAGCCTTTCTCAAAGATTCTTTGCTGGAACAACCGCTGTGAACCCCGGCGGCAATCCATACACTCCAGCCGCCTTGATGGGAGCCGTTACCTTGAGCAACATTCCTCAAGGCGATTGGTACTTTGCCGTCAAGTATGTAAACTCACTTGGCTCAAGTGATTTCTCTTCATCATCTTCCGTTTTGCAGTGGCGACCATTGACCTTCCAATTTGGCAAGCGATGGTTGGCTATTGCTTACGCAAACAATGACACAGGCACAAGCGGGTTTAGCTACGACCCTCGTGGCAAATCTTACTTTGGCATCTACAACAACGATACAGCAAACGGCGGAACAGACCCTACTCTTTACACATGGTATTCAGTGGCATCGTTTGGCTCTGCGAATTATTTGCTCTATGCAAACCGGCAGAACCGAAAGTTTAGTTTTGCCGTTGGAAATGCTGGCTACGTCAACCTTGGCGGCGCATTTGTCCCTTCAAACACATCCTTGTATGACTCAACACAATGGTCTGCATTGCTTGACCCTGTGAGCGGTATTCAGAGCTTCATTGACTTGGATGTTCGTACTGGTCAACTTACTATTGCTGGCGCTACTGGCAACAACGTGAACGATGGCTTCCTTGCTGTGACCAACAACACAGACGGCTCAATGAAGGTTAACTTGCATGACTTCTTGAACTTTGGCGCTGGCGTTTACTCAAAATCCTTCACCGCCGCGACATTGACTGTTGACGTTTATGGTCGTGTGATTGGCTTTTCTGAGGCTGATAACTTCTATTACACAGAGGATGTGTTTAGCGCAACATCTGGTCAAACCAGTTTCAGCGTGACTCACACGGTTGGATGGGTTCTTGTGTTCCGTGATGGCATTTTGCTTGACCCAACTGAGTACACTGAGACTGGCACGACTGTTGACATGAACACGGCTTGCGCCGCTGGAGAGAAGATTGTGGTTATTTATATGCGAGGCAACAGCACCGCTGCATATTACGAACCTTTGAACATCAATGCGGATGTTGTTGGAGTAAGCGATGTCACATATTCTGGCTTACCTTGGAATCAGGTAAATGCTGGCGATGAGATTTCATTCACAAACATTGGCGTTCCTTTGACATATACGGTCTTGTCTGTCAATCAGTCAACAAAAGAAATCACATTCACAACACCGATTGCTGGAGTTGTTTCTGGAGATGCTTTGTATCGTTACCGAGCCGCTGGTTCTGATTACGCGCCATTCACTCGTTACGACCAAGATGTAGCGGGAATCACAAGTTTCTTGCCAACAGAATATGAAATCAGGAATGGTTTTGAGTTCTTGTTCGTGAACGGTGTTCAAATCAGCGAGATTGATTACGACATTAACCCATCAACCAATGAACTTGGCGGCTTCCCATCGCCGTTGACGGGCCGTTTGAGCGTGATTCAGTTCACTCCAAACAACTTAGCCGTCCCTGCAAGTAACATTTCAAACACTCCGACCTACTCCGTGAGCGGTCAAGCAACATATCCATTCAACAGCAACCCTCTGTCAATGGAAGTCTATGCCAATGGATGCTTGCTGACAAAAACTTACGACTACAACGCCTATGCCGCAAGTTGGGTGTTGACCACGCCTTTCGGCAATAATGACACCTTGCTTAATCAGCAAACTTTTGCGAGAATGGGCGCTGCCTAAAGGAAAAATATGACTCAGGCTTTCAACCTTTCACAACTAGCAAACAACCTCAATTCATCTGGTCAACTTGACGCAACAGATGGATTGACAAACGCCGTTCCTGTTGCAAATGGCGGCACTGGCGCAAGCACTGCATCTGCCGCCCAAGTAAACCTTGATGTTCCCGCCACAGACGGCACAGGGGCAACTGGAGAGTGGCCTATTGATATTTCTGGAAATGCGGCGACCGCTTCTGCTGCGATTTCATTTGCGACAACCAATTGGACTATTGAGCAATCTGGTCTAAATCTTGTTTTTAAATACAATGGTGTATCTGTTGCTCAAATTGAGTCAACTGGCATCATCACATCAATGCCATAAGGATAAATAAATGGGTTCAAGTCTTAATGGAACAGGTGTTGCGTTTAGCGATTCCACAGCTCAGGCGACTGCTTTTCTTGGTAGTCGAGCGCAAGTATTTAACGCCAATGGAACATTCACAATTCCTTCTGGCATTACCGCAGTCAAGGTCACTGTTGTTGGCGGCGGCGGCACTGGCGGCGCTGCTTCTACTGGCTCATATTCTGGAGGAGGTGGTGGAGCTGGCGGCGCAGCAATTAAGTTTTTAACTGGCCTTACACCGGGAAACACTTTGTCTGTCACAAGAGGGGCTGCTGCATCTACATCTTCTGTATCTTCTGGGACGCAATCAATCACTACAATTTCTGCAACAGGTGGCTCGGCTGGTGGGGCTGGCGGTTCAGCCGCCACTGGAGCATTTGGCGGCTCGGCAAGTGGTGGAGACATCAATATTTCAGGGGGTGGTGGCGGCTGTGGCGGAAACCCTAGAGGTGGCGGCGTTGGCGGTTCATCAATTTTTGGTGGCGGCGGAGCCTCAAGAGCAGGAGAATCTCCCGCAGGGACTGGCGGAGCGCCGGGTGCGGGTGGAGCTGGTGGCGGTTATGTGGATTGTGGCGGCACACCAATCTCTGGCGGTGTTGGCGCAGCAGGCATTGTTATCTTTGAATGGTGACAAATATGAAAGCACTTATCTCAACAATCGAGCCTCGTAAAACAGGCTATCGAGTGGCTCAAGTCGAGCAAGAAGAAAACATCTTTGAATTGGCAGATGATTTTTTTTGGGTGGATTGCGCTGATGATGTGATTGCAGACGACTTCTGGTACGACCCCGCCGACCAAGCCATTAAGCCGATGCCTGTGTCTGAACCGCAAACGCAGCCTATAAGTCAAGGCTCTCAAACGCTGTGATGAAATCTATATCCCCTGTTCATCAAGTCACTTATGACGGCGCGACCTTGAATGTGTATCACGCAGACAAGGGGCATGGTCTTCCTCGTCACGAACACTCTTACGCGCATCTCACAATGGTTCATGCTGGCTCTCTTGTTGCTCGTAAAGAAGGTAAAGAGTTGGTAATAACCAAAAGCACACAACCTGTGAACCTTGTTGCAAACGAGTGGCATGAACTTGAGGCGTTGGAAGACGGAACTGTGTTTGTAAATGTATTTGCCGAAAGTAAATATTGAGCCATTGATTTCTGTGACACGATAAAATAAGACCTCCGTAGCCCCGTGAGTACATGGGGAGCGTCACAACCTGAGTTCAGGGAAATGTCAAATGGCACTCTTTTCGCAAAACACCCTTACGCAAGTAAGCGGCTTCGACAACCCCATCATTGCTGGTGAATTGGTGTGGGAACAAAAAACATATTGGAACCTTACATTGAGGTCTGGTTCTACTCCAGTGGATTTAACTGGTGTTGACATTGACGCGCAAATCGTTCGTCGCACAGTCACAAACCTCACAGACACTCGTAACGGTTTGACATTCGATGTCGGCAACTACTCTCCAACACCAACCCCTGTTTCTCTGACAATCGCAAACCGAAATGATGCCGCTGGCTCTTTCACTTTGCTGATTGACGACTCATCTTGGGATTTGATTTCAAGCGACCCTGAGTTGGACATCAACGCTCAAGACCCTGTTTGCTTTACGGGCCGCATCAAGATGGGCTTCCCCGCATCATCCCCAACTCCCGCAGAGGACAACATCATTTTCTTGATGTTCTTGGTTCGTTCTGACGGCGTTGTGGTTGTTTAAGGGGTAAGACATGGCTAATATTTCAGTCACAGTTGAAGATGCAAACAACATCATCCTTGAACTCATCCCTGTTGCAACTCAAGTTATCACAATTGACCGTAGCGTTGCTGGCGCTCCGGGTGTTGGTATTGAGTCCATTACGGTTGTAACGATTGACGGCGACCAATACCTTCAAATCGAATTTACCAACGGAACAACATCTGATGTTGGCCCAATCAGCGCGACAAGTTACACGGGCGTAACGCCAATCGTTGTAAACAACACAACCAATCAGATTTCATTGGACACAGTGCCAGTGGCCTCTGGCGGTACTGGCGCGACAACCGCATCTGGCGCAAGAACAAACCTTGGCCTCGGTACTGCCGCTGTTTTGACCGCTGGCGCAGCTTTGGGCGCGGCAACTCTTGATGCTGGCGGCACTGTCCCTTTGTCTCAAATCCCTGCCTCAATTCAAGGTGGGTTAATTTATCAAGGCACATGGAACGCCTCTACCAACACTCCAACTCTCACATCAAGCGTTGGCACAAAAGGTCACTACTACGCTGTTAGCGTAGCGGGTTCAACCAACTTGAACGGCATCACTGATTGGAGTATTGGTGACTTGGCTGTTTTCAATGGTTCTGTTTGGGAGCAGATTGACAACACCGATGCCGTCACTTCGGTAAATGGTTATACAGGCACAGTCGTTTTGACAAACACAGACATTAGCGGCTTCGGCACTAT